ACAACGGACACGAGGTTATGGTCGAACCGTCAGATGTGAGGGTGTCGCAAGCAATCAGAAACCGCAAGTGACCCCAACCCCCTAGCCCACCGTAGGGTGGCACAAGCGTCAAGGCTTGACTAGGGACGATACGCACGCTAGTGTGTATTACGGTTGGACATATCAACTACAAGGAGGGCAAGTAAATGCCAGTAACTATCAACCAGTGCGCGCTGTGCGGGACGACCGACACAGAGGCAGACATCCAAGAGCAAGTGTGCGCCAACTGTTTCGAGGCAATGCCAGTCGGCGAATGGGTCACAGGAAACAACTACAAGGAGGGCAAGTAATGGAAACACAAGAGCAAGAGCAGACATACACCTACGAGGGCTACCTATTGGAGCACTTCTACGGTGAGGGCGACCCGATGGAGGCGTTCGGGGTGTACCTCGACAACTTCCACAAGAAGGACGCACAACTCACCGAGGACGAATGGTCGGGACACTTCTCGAATTTCGAGGAGGCATACATCGGAGAGATGACCGTAAAGGAATACGCCGAGCAACTTGCCGACGAGAACTATCCCGAGGCGGTCAAGTCGGGCTATTTCGACTACGACGCCTACGCGAACGACCTCGAACGTGGTGGCGAGGTATGGGAAACCGACGGACACTTGTTCCGCAGTTACTAACAACAACACAACACAGAAGGGAAAGAATAACAATGAACACGCAAGAAGACGAGCAGACACTCTCAGTGTGGGAGTTTCTCGAACGAGAGAACACGAAAGCACCGCAAGCCGAGGCACTCTACAGATGGGGGCTGAACTGCGACCGCTACAACAACCCGTTCCTGCTCTATCTCGACCTCATCGGGTGGAGCGACGACAACTACGGGGCGAACGTCGGACAGAACATGCGACAGGGATACATGGAGGCGGACTATCTCGCCGACGCTCTCAAGGAATGGGCAGTGAATCCGCACGCCGTAGAGAACTGGCTTGACGACCTCATGGACACGGAAGGGGTCTAACCGTGAACCTCGACACCATGGAACGCGCCTATCTTCTGTATGACCTACAGGCAGCCTACTTTCTCATCGTGGAGAGTCTGCCCGATGGATTCCGCCCAACGGCAGGAGAATTAGAGAACACTCACGCCATATGCGACATCTCGCACTGGACACAGGCAGACCTCGACGAGTTCGCAGGGCTTGACAGTGGCGACCAGTACGCCATCGTCGAACAGTTAGAACTGGCAGTATTCGCACAAGAAATGAAAGGTAACTAACCATGACTACAGCACAAGAACTGTCTGCCAACATCGGCAAGACCGCAACACTCAATGTCGCAGGAACACCACTCAGTTTTTCTGTCGTCATCCTTGACGCACGGAAACGCTACGGCAACCTCGACTACAAGGTGAAGCCCGTCGCAGGTGAGGGCGAGGCGTGGCATCAGTCCACCGCGATAGTCCTTGACAACAACGAACAGGTGTAATACACTTACAACGAGAAGGAGGAGCAATGAAAACCTACACACCACAAGAAGTCGCCAGCCGACTCGACATCACCATCGACAAAGCCCAGTCACTCATGGCATGGGCGAAACGCAAAGCGACAACCATGTCTATCCAGTCACACACCACCAAGACGTTCTACCTCGAACACGACGAGTGGGACAGCAAGTTTGGGGTGGACATCAACTACTACATCGGGGAAGATTCCGTCCTCAAAATCATCGCCTACCCAATCGACGAGACAGGGCAGGTTGATACCGACACGAGCCGTGAGGTTGTCCTCACTCGCACCAAGGTCAAGGCAACAGCATGACACGAACCATCCTGACACTCGACGAATGGGAAACCATGTTCCAGCCAGTCATCAACCATCTCGACCCCGACGCCTCATGGAATGACAACGAGCGGGGCGGAATCATGTTTGAGACCTACGGCACGGGATACGAGTACGTCTCTCGAATCATGGAGACACAAGGCAGACATCATGTTTGGACTTGGGTCGATGGAGATGACGGCTCATACATTGTGAACGGTATGAGATTCATCAACCGAATCGGATACTTTCTTACCGCCGTACCGTGGAAAGTCAAAACCGAAATCAAGGTGGATACCTACGGCGATGGGGTCGCGCAATGAAAGTCGGAGACCTCGTCACCATCACAGGCAGATACCATCAGTACTACGGGCGCACAGGCACAGTCCAAGGCGTAGTCACCGACAAGTACGGTCTCGCCGTCACAGTTCTACTCAACAACGGTATCGCCGTGTTGATAGATGAAAGCAACATCACACCAAACAAGAAAGGGAAATAGCAATGACAACCGAAAACATCGGGGACGTAATCATCAGACAGTTCGAGGACTTGCGTCTCATCGTATCCAATGGGATACGCGACAAAGCAATACCAGCACTACGAGGTGTCCGCCTCTTGGAACAACTCAACGCAACCCAGTTCGCGTTCGAGGAAGCGTTGCGCCAACTCGCAGACATCACGACAGGGGACGCACAATGAGCGAAAACATCCGAGTACTCATCGTGTTCCTCTCCATCGTCGCCACATTCTGCGGTGGGTTCATGTTCGGGCGAGACATCGAACGCTACGAGGAACGCAACCGTCGCCGTGAAATGTACCGTCACCCAGCAGGCAAGGGGCGTTGATGGAAACAATGATGGACAAACTCGAAGACTGGGTACATCACAACATCCCATCGCAGGGCATGGCACGCGACGTCGTAGACATCCTTGTCCGCAGATGGGGATGGACTATCACGCTCACAGACATGGCGCAGTTCGAGGAAGACTTGGACGAGGACATGATGAGAGGTGACAGGTGAGGCAATGGTGGCGACACCGCCAGTATCTGCGCTCCTTCCATCCACGGAGGAGACGCAAGAGATGGGTGGTGCGTAAGGTGGTGGGCAAGCAGGCGTACGGGTATTGGCGTGGCTCCGAGAAATACAACGGGGCAACATTCACCAGTGACCCGACGAAGGCTAAGGTTTTTACTAGCCGTCAGTCAGCCCAGTCCAACGCAGACAACACCATGCTGTACAAGCACAGCAACTATCGTGTCGAAAGGCTACGAAACCGCTAACCATTTGCTACGATTGTTGTTTGAATAGCCCTGCTCCCGAAGTCCCCCCTTCGCTTCGGTCGTAGCGGGGCTATTCGCTTTCCACCCCACCATCACGCAACCTCTGTATCGCATGACGCTGGCGGGGTGTCTTGCCACCAAACATTCCGTATCGGTTCAACTCGAAACGCTCCGCTTCCATAGCGAGTTCGAGACAGGGGTTTCTGTGTGGACAGAAGGCGCACACCTTCTTCGCTTGGGCGTATGGGTCTTCCGCTTGGTATCCGCGTGCGATGTCAGGGAAGAAAACCTTTTCATCCATTCCTTTGCATGGGGTGTCGCCCCACCATTCGAGTTTCGTCATCTGTAAATCTTTGGGTATCGCTTCGACGCCCATACTTTCTCCCCTTTCCTAGGTTGTGGAACCCTGACCATACACCGATGGTCGCACCTCCGTCAAATCGCTACAGATTCCACTGTGCGTCACGCACCATGTTCAAACAACCAAGGTATCCGCAGGCGTCCACGAGGCTGTCGTGATGCCAGTTGCCCTCGCTCGTCGCTGTCCGTAGACGGGACAGTTTGACGGACACCATGAACATGATGGCTTGCTCAACGGTGAGGTGTACGCCTGTCAGTGATTCAAAGATGTCGCGGGTCTGCGTGTAGTCCTCTAGTGGGTGGGAGTATTGCTTGTGTCGGTCGCCTGTGATGAGGTCGTATGCCTCCATCAGGACTTCAGCACCATCAGTCTTCATATTCACGGTACGGGTTCCTCCATTTGGTTGCGGGCACGTTCGCCTCGACTGCTTCCTTGTGTTCCGATGATTCATACAAGCGCATCAAATAGATGCATGGGTCTGAACCGTCCAGCATTTCTGCGTCTTCGGTGATGGTGGTGGGTAGCCCGTCGTGCAGCATACAAACTGGTGGACTGGTGTAACCCGCTTTCAAACCTATCTCAAGCCATTGCTCAAAGGTCAGTTTGCTTATCTCCACTAGAACGCTTCCTCTTCAAGGAACTTGGGTGTGCCAAAAGCCTTGGCGATTTGACCGACGACCTGCTCGGTCTTGTCTGCGATGACTGGACGGAACCTGCATGACAAACCAATCTCGTCAGCGAGAATCTTGGTTGTCCACTTCTTCTCACCCGTCTTCTTGTCCTCATAAGAGGAGATGTCCAACTTGCCGACGACCATGACGTGAGACCCTTTCTCGATGGATGAGGCGGCGTGTTCGGCTACCTGCCCGAAACAGGTGATGTTGTGCCATACGGTCTGCTTCTTGTCGTCCTTGCCCGAGGTGGTGGCGAGGGTGAATGTTCCCATAGCCAGCCCGCTAGCGGTGTACTTCAACTCAACAGGCTTGCCTGCGTTGCCGATGACGGTGATGGTGTTCATTTCTTTTTTCTCTCTTTCATTGGTTGGATATTGGATGTATTTCGATTGGTTTCAGATGCGGAACAAACATGGGTCGGTGGTTCGGTGACACGCACATAGGTGGTGAGGGTTCGTTTGCATTGGTCGCAATGCCACGTTTGTCTCATCGTTCTATGTCCATCAGTTTTTGCCCTATCCACTTCGCAACTGGTGATGCTACTCCGTTCCCGCATTGTTTGTAGCGGTGGGTGTCGGCTTGCTCCGTGCCGTCAGCGTTCCAGCGGGTGTGGTCGTCTTGCCATCCCATCAACCTTTCACATTCGAGCGGTGTGAATTTGCGTGGAGGTATCTCAGACCCAGTGATACAAGATGTACCAGCGGTTTTCAATGCCGAGACTATTGACTTTCTGTACTTGTCTTGGCGTCCTTGTGAAGTGTAAAAGGTGATATACCCGTCCTGAGTTCCATTCCGTCGCACGCTTTCTGCGACAGGTAATAGCGGGTCGGGACAGTTTCGGGCGATTGAAGAATCAAAGATAGCGATGACGAAAATTCTTCTTCGAACTTGGGGGACTCCGAAGTATTGCGCATCCAAGACTGCCCACTCAATGACCAGCGCCCCTGCTTCAGCCATTTCGTTGAGGATGACCCCGAAGTCAGCGCCTCCGTTGGAAGACAAGGCTCCTGCGACGTTCTCCCAAATAGAGATTTTTGGGTACTCATTGTTGCTCTCCTTGCGTAGTTCTTTGATGATGCGTATTCCTTCATGGAACAAACCTGAACGCTGTCCGTCAAGCCCCGCTCGTTTACCGACTACGGAAAGGTCTTGGCAGGGTGAACCCCACGCAACGACATCGACTTCGGGTGCTTGGGACAGGATGTGTTTGCCTGTGAGGGTGGACACGTCTTCCCATTTGGGAACGTTAGCCCAGTGACGGTTCAGGATGTTGAGGGCGTGCTTGTTCCATTCGCATTGGAATACGGTTTGCATACCTGCGGCTTCCAATCCAGCGTCGAAGCCACCCACTCCGCTGAAAAGTGAGAGAACTTTCATTTGGTTTGCCCCTTCATGTTGGTCATCCTATCTCAGGGGTGGATTGCCCAGGGTCCCCAGCCCCAGCCGTAACGCTCAACACCGTAACGGTGAATGACCAGCCCTGCGGTGAGGCAGGTGGCTGGGTCAAACAGGTCGTTCGCTTTGTTGATGACCCCGTTCTGGCGAAGGTACTTCACCCAGAAGCGGTTGATTTGGAGGAGGCAAAGACTGCCGCCGTTCGGGTCGTGCGGGTTGAACGCATCGGCTTGCCCTCGTGATTCGCGCCAGATGACACGGTCAAGGATGGGTAAGTCTTTCTCCGCCCAACCCACCTGCCGTGCAAGTGCCCACCATTGCGGGACTTTCGCTGATGCTGGAGGGGTGAAGTCCTCTCGAATGTGGCGGATGTTCATGCGACTTGCTGGCGACCCTTCTGTTTCTGCGGTTGGCATTGCCGTTGCCATCGCGCCCCCCAAAATTACTGCGGTTACTACTGCGGTACTTACGATTCGTTTTATCATTGGTCCTCTAGTCGTAGGCGGATACTGTCATCAACTCCCTTACTTGGTCTGGGTATAGCAAAAATCCTTTCGCTGGATTGTCGGAGTCTGGTGCTGCTACCAACTGTCGAATGTTGGCGACGTTATGTTTCAGGTAGCGTTTCAGTCTGGGTACTTCAATTATAGCGAACGCTGTAGGAGCAAACAAATACACCCACCATCGGGCTTCTGTCACAGCAATACCTGACGGTTTCCATCCACTATTGCGTGGGTTCTGTTCGAACTCTACGAAGATACGTCCGTTGCGGAAACGGTCATACTTCACTTCGAACGACCCTTGGCTCAGGTCTTGGAGGAATTGTGTGACGAGTTCTTCGCCTTCATGTCCGAACGCTAAGTCCTTGGTGAAGTCGAATTGTTTGATGTCGTGTGTTGGTTCGTATCCGTGTGTTCGGATGTCACCAGACATCAGCGTGTTCCTCGTATACGCGCCGTGCGTTGTCGCAATCGCCTTCAATGATGGCGACGTGCATGAGACCCGCGACGTTCTTCCACTTGCGGACTTCTTCTTCGAGGCGTTTGATGTGTTCCGTCATCACCAGTAGTGGGTCACGCATATGGGATGCCGTCCTCGTATTCAAGTGCGTCTTCATAGGCGGTGTCGGCGTATTTGATGTCGCCAAAGTCGCGGGCAAGTTGCTGTGCTGCCCGCCTCCACGCCGCCCTATCTTCACGCAGACTTTCAATTTCTTCAGCCATGCGATTCAATTCATCATTCGACATTGCCATACCCCGCTTTGTGTAGTAACCGAACCATGTCTTCAAGACGCATCACCGCGTACTGTTCCTCACCTGTGTTGTGCCCGTTGCGTTTCACTACGAGGATGCCGTAGTCTGCGTTCGCGTTACGGGTCTCCGACACAGTCTCCTCAATCCATGAAGACAGTTCGTGACGCTTCGCCGCTTTACATTCGAACACGAGAGGTCCGCATCCGCCGATGTCGCCCTTGTCGAGTGCGCCTTGGAGTGCGCGACGCTCAGCATGGGGGAAGCCTGCGGTTTGTAGGTAGCGGGCGATGAGGGTTTCAAATCGTGTGCCAATGATTTTGCTTCGGTTAGCCACGGCTCACCTCATTCTGTAGCAGTTCGCGGATGAGCGCAGACCTGGATACACCGCGTTCTTGGCAGAGACGTTGCATGGTGTCAGCCTGTGCGGTGGTGATACGCAAGGCAATCATCTTGGTTGAACGGTCTTTGCCTGTGGGGTCAACGGTTCGTTTCGCTGGCATCACTCACCATCCTTGAACGCTTTGAGTTCGTTGAAGGCTTCACGCAACTTGGCGAGGTCCTCGGCGGTGGCTTTATCCAAGTCGACTCCCGCGTTCTTTGCGACAGTCGATGGTTGGATGGATGCTTT